TGCAAGTAATTCAAAGAGGTCGACCGGGATTGTTGCTTGGTCTGGGTTCGTTGCAGAGTATACAACCCCGAAGCGATGCATGACATCAGCAACGGTAATCGGCAGACCAGTTGATGCGTCAAAACAATCGTCCAAAAGCGATGGTGTAATGGATCCCATACCAAGAACGCGGTTAAGTAGGTCTACCGCAATGTTCTTAAAACTAGAAATCGGTGTCTTTTCGCGTTCAGAGGGAGACGCCGTGAGAAACGTCTCGATGTCGTTCTTAGCTATGTCTTGTAAGTACGGGCGTAATGTATCTGTTCCTATTTTGGGAGTAGTGTTCGTCTTGTTCATCCAATTTATGTGTTCAACCATTGCAAGGCGTGGAATATTGGATGTAACAAAACTGAGACCTGTGTCAACACCTTCATTAACGACGTTCATGATGTCGTTGTGTAAGCGTGCAGGGTGTCCAATGTGAATATTTTTCTTCTTGAGACGTCCGATGATGGATTGTTGCATTGCTTGGACGCCGTAGTGTGGCAGTTGTCCGAGTTCCCAGTCGACTTGGGTTGAGGGTAAGGTACGGACGGAACTGAAAGATATAGTGCCTGGTTTGCCGTAGCGTTGGGCTCCGAAACCTCCTTGAGCAGGAGGTATAAAAAGGGTTTCATAGTTGGTAACGTGCGCAATGACTTGCGTACCATCTTTTTGTGTTGCCTTAACGTGAGCGTAGTACATTAGGACTACACGCCGCACTTCTTCGCCCATATCAGCGTCGAAACCTCGTCGGATCATCATATTGGCAGCAGCTGATGTCCCCACGACATATGCAGGTCCTGCGTCAATCACTGGGTCCTGTAGGTCGCCGCTTACGAAAGAGGAAACGGCCAGAGCCAGGGAACCGGTGATACCGTGGGAGTCGTACCATATTCGGAGATATTCGGCATCACGTTGTCCAAGAAGTTGTTTTGACGCTTGTGCCTCGAGGGCGGCATTAGAGATATGGCGTAGGAAGAAGAGGGCGTCAACGATGTCATCGGATGCGTAGTCTCCGTCGTCACCGTTGATTTTGTCTTCTGAGAAACTAATTGGGTTTGCAAGTATCATACTTACTGTTTTCTTAGTAATATGTTTGTATACAAAGTTGCAAGTGTTGTTAATGAAGGTAGTAGTTCGCCATCCCGACCACAGGCCCTGAAAGACGAGGCGGTATTCGCCATCGGAACCTACTTCACGGACGAACATTTGGTCGAGAGATGCAGCGAGCCACTCACTACAGCGAGCAACGTGTCCAGCGTAATTGTGACCTGCCCAGGGTCCTGGACCTGCCAGCGTGAGGGCGGCACTACGAATAAGCTTAAGCCAGAATTTTTTCATCGTGGAGATCGAAT